CCCAAAATGTAGCTTCCGTTACAAGAACCGCTAAAGGAAGTGGGCGCAAAAGAAGAGTCAAGTTATCCTCCAGTCAGGTTGCAATGGCAAATAAGCTGGGAGTTCCACTTGAAGAATATGCAAAATACGTTAAGGAGTAAATAAATGTCAGAAACAATTACAGAAATAGATGTGAACGGCGTAGATCGAACTCCTCGCGCTAATAAGACTAGAAACAAGCAAACGCGGCGTAAGCCTTGGGCACCGCCGTCAATACTAGAAGCACCGCCTGCGCCCGATGGTTATCGGCATAGATGGATACGATCCGAAGTTCGTGGCTTTGACGATACGAAGAATATTTCTTCTAGATTGCGTGAAGGTTATGAATTAGTTCGTAAAGATGAATATCCGGATTTTGAAGCTCCGGTTATTGAATCAGGCAAATATACAGGTGTTTTTGGACAGGGTGGTCTAGTCCTTGCAAGAATACCGGAAGAAACAGTTCAAGAGAGAAATGAGTATTTTCGTGAAAAAACTCAAGATCAAATGGATGCTGTTGATTCTGATATGATGCGAGAAAATTCTCATTCAAGCATGACGATTAGCAAACCTGATCGTCAATCAAGAGTAACCTTTGGTGGTCCTAAAAAATGATCATCTGCTATTTAATAAGGAGACAATAAAAAATGGCAAACACTTTAACTGGTGGCTATGGTCTTCAACCAATTGGTTTAGTGGGTAGTGCTGTACATAATAACGGTACAACTCAGTATGAGATTGCAAATAACTATACAACAGCTATATACAACGGCGGAATTGTGGTTCCAGCCGCTTCAGGAACAATCATAATATCAGATCAAGCGATTGCTCCTCTAGGTGTATTGAGTGGAGTAGAGTATGTGGACTCAACAACCAAGAAGACTACTTTCTTGAACTACTGGCCCGGTTCAAACAGCGTTAGCGTTGACACTAATTTTCCTGTCAAAGCTTTCGTACATGATAATCCTATGCAATTGTTTAAAGTTGTTGCTGATGGAACTAATACAGATAGAGCGACTGCTTTAGCTGACGTTTTTGTTAATTGTGATATGGCAAGCGTCAACAACGGTAGCACAAATACTGGTAAATCTTCCGATATGTTAGATATTAGTTCAGCAGCCACAACAAATACACTTGATGTAAGAATTGTGGGTCTTTTAGATGATCCTGCAAACGCAGATTACTCTGCAGTCGGGCATCAATATATTGTTAGGCTTAACGGTCACTTTAACAGCGGTACTACTATTGCAGTTGGTACTTACGCGACAACTGGTATATAGGAGAGTGTAAATGGCAATATCTAGAGCACAACTAGCGAAAGAGCTAGAGCCGGGATTAAACGCGCTATTCGGACTTGAGTATGACCGATATGAAAACGAGCATTCTGAGATTTTTGATGAAGAAACTTCAGATAGAGCGTTTGAAGAAGAGGTTATGCTTGCAGGCTTTACTACGGCTCCTGTCAAAGAAGAAGGTTCATCTATAACCTTTGACTCTGCACAAGAAACGTATACAGCTCGTTATTCAATGGAAACAATTGCATTAGCTTTCTCTATTACGGAAGAAGCAATTGAAGATAATTTGTATGACAGATTAGCGTCACGCTATACTAAAGCTTTAGCGAGATCTATGGCACAGACAAAGCAAATCAAAGCTGCGGCAATTTTAAATAACGCTTTTAGCACATCATCACCAATTGGTGACGGTGCTGCTTTATGTTCATCTGCACACCCATCATTAAGCGGTAATCAGAGAAATCAGTTAAGCACTCCTGCGGATCTTAACGAAACTTCTCTTGAGCAAATGCTTATTGATATATCTGGGATTACAGATGAGCGTGGTTTAAAAGTTGCAATTAGAGGTACAAAATTAATTATTCCAAAAGAACTACAGTTTATTGCGGAAAGATTAATGGCGACAAACCTTAGAACTGCAACTGCTGACAATGATGTTAATGCATTAAGAAGCATGGGAATGCTTCCACAAGGTGCTTCTGTCAATCACTTTTTGACAGACACTGATGCGTTTTTTATCAAGACTGACGCACCAAATGGTTTTAAATTGTTTAACAGAAGCCCAATCAAAACAGCCATGGAAGGCGATTTTGACACAGGCAATATGAGATTTAAAGCAAGAGAAAGATACTCTTTTGGAGTATCTGACTGGCGTTGTGTGTTTGGTACAGCGGGTGCTTAAATAAAAAAGTTAACAAGTGTAAAAGGGCGGCTTGCTAGTCGCCCTTTTTTATTATATAGTTTAGAAAACCTTGACTACAATAATGTAGACATTTGCCACGACAAGGAGAAATGACATGGCTAATACAACTTTTTCAGGTCCAGTTCGTTCTGAAGGAGGCTTTACTTCTGTAAGTAAAAGTTCAACAACTGGTACCTTTACAACTCTTTCAAGCATAAGTTCAACCGGTGTAGCGTCTTTTGATGCTAATACTTTAGCCACAGAAGCGGGCACAGGTATCACTGGAGGAACAGGAACTATTTATAGAAGTTCTGTGATCAGAGAGGGTGGAATTATAAAAACAAGCATTCTAATTGACTTAACAGGATTAAGATCAACTGCATCAGGAGATATCATTGGTGTAAACGGCACATCAAATGTGTGCCACATTGGACAGATTACAGCAGCTAGAAATGGTAC